AAAAGAAGTGAAGAAGAAAATACCTACTTCTAAAATTACAGCAATTAATTCAGCAAGAAATTATTCAACAGGAACATATAATGAATCAAACATAAATAATGTTTTGGAGAATTTTAAAGGGCAAGAAAAATCAATAAGTTTATTAAATAAATTCATTAATTCTAAAAATATTTTTTCATTATTTATTTCAAGACAAATGAGATTAAAGCCATTTAGAAAAAATCACGATACGAAAATTTATGATAAGTATAAAAAATCTCATAAAGAAAGTTTAACAGAATATTCAATTAAACCACCTAAAAATGCCTATGGATATACACAATCAACTAAAAATTATGTTGCTACTGTAATAGATGGAGATATTGATTTTGCAACAGTCAATTCAGCAAAAATTCAAAGTCATATAGCGATAGTATTATCAAGAACTGATTTAGGAAAAGGAAGATATAATGCCAAATTAACTTTTGAAAGAAAAACTGCTGATTGGTCATTTTCATCTCCATTTGGACAAAAACATTTAAACACAGCAATTAGTAATGCAGAATCAGATGTTATCACTTATTTGCACGAAATAGGACATCAAGTTCATTATTGGGGTGCAACAGATAGAGGAGTTAATACAATAATGGATGTAATTGCTGTAGCTGGAAGAAAAAATATTATTTTAACCAGATATGGAACTAAAAATGCTAATGAATATCACGCAGAATTATTTGCTGTTTGGGCAACAAACAGAAAAGCATTGGCATTATATAATCCAAAATTAGTGGAGTATATGGATGATTTGGTTGCAAGAGCAATTAAGAATACAAAGAAAGGAGATTTATAATGGCAATAGATTTATCAAAAGGTTTTGATGAAGCACAATTATTATTGAATCAAGTTCCTATGCCAAGAGATATAGTTGAACAGTTAGATAGAATAAGAAAAACAATTCCTGAAAATGAATTGGAAATGTTTGATCAACTTTATGATTCAATAGGAGGAATTGAAGATGAGGGATAATTAATTTTGTTGGTTTTAATGAAAAAACAGGAGATACAATCATAAGACCATACTCGGTAAACCTTAACCACGAAAGGATATGAGGGTTTTTTTATTGAGGTTTCTTGAATTATTGCTATATATTAGAAAAATAAGGAGTTAACTATGGCTGACGAGCTTAAATCGGATAAGGTTGAAACTGCAACAACTGAAGTCCAACAGGAAGAAGTAAAAGAGGAAAAAGTTGATCCTACTTTCACAGCAGATCAAGTTGAAGATAAGATTAAGGAAAGACTAGCTAGGGAAAGAAGAAAAATTTATAAAGAGTTGGGAACAGAAGATATTAATGTTGCTAAAACTGCCCTAAAAGAAAAACAGGAAAAAGAATTAGAGATCAAGAAACAGCGAGGGGAATATGATCAGATTATAAAAGATCAAGCTGATAAATCCAATGCTGAAATTAAAACTTTAAAATCACAACTAGAACAAATTAAAATAACTGACAGTTTGTTGAATAGTGCAAGTAAGCACAAATCAAATGTTCCAGATCAAGTTGTGAAACTCTTACGATCACAAGTAAAATTAAATGATGAGGGTAAGGTGGAAGTTCTTGCAGAAAACAATCAACCTCGCTATAATACAAAGGGAGAGTTATTGAGTGTAGATGAATATGTTCAAGAGTTTTTAACGCAGAATCCTCACTTTCAAAGTGCAACACCTTCGGGAAGTGGAAGTCAGGGAAATGTGGATAGGGTTAACGCAAATCAACCTTTTAATATTGCGGATATAGATATGAGTAATCCAGAGGATAGGAAAGCCTATGCTGAATATAGAAAGCAAAGGGATCAAAAACCTTCTGTGATTAATTTAAACAAATAGCTTAAAGGAGTAAATTATGGCTAACGAAACAACAAGCAGTACCATATCGGAACTGTATACGGAAATCGTAGCCGAAGCTTTATTTGTCGCTAGTGAAAAATCACTTATGCGTGGATTGGTAAAAAACTATCAGATTGTCGGACAAGGACTTTCTGTTGAAGTGCCAATTTATGCTGTTGTGAGTGCCGCTGGTGTGAGTGAGGCAACTGATTTATCCAATACCGCAATTAATCCATCTTCTGTTACTATAACAGCATCGGAAATTGGAATTATGACTACATTAACTGATCTTGGTAGAAATGCCGCTTCAAGAAATGTAGCCGCAGATATTGGTAAATTATTCGGTGAAGCAATCGCTAAAAAAATTGATGTTGATTTAATCGCATTATTTGATGGCTTTAGTAAAATCGTAGGTGGAGCAGATGTTGCTTTTTCTGCGGCAAAACTATTCGAAGCGACTGCAGAATTAAGGAATTTAGGTGTTCCATCACAAGATTTAGCTTGTGTGGTACATCCATATATTGCCTATGACTTAAAAGGTGCTTTAACAAATACCTTTGCTAATCCTAATCCAAGTGATGTTGCTAATGAAGCAATGAACACAGGATTTGTTGGCAGAGTTGCTGGAGTTCCTGTTTATGAATCTTCAAACATTTCTAACACAGGTACAACAGGTGATTATAAAGGCGCTTTGTTCCACAGAGATGCTATGGGACTTGCTATGATGCAAGATCTTAAAATCGAAACTCAAAGAGATGCGAGTTTGAGAGCAGATGAGATTGTGGCAACAGCAGTTTATGGTGTGTCAGAATTACACGATACTTATGGTGTCGAGTTAATGATGGATTCATCATTACTGTAATCAATTAATTAACTAGAGGGGGATTAATTCCCCCTCTTACATATGAGGATTTTATGGTAATAGATTCAAATATAATGAAAAGTGGGAAAACAGGTAATGCAGAAATGATTAAACTACAGAGAGGCGATAAGATTATTGAACGCAGAAGAATTGATTGGGAAAAAAATCAATCACATTTCATAGCAAGAGGTTTTAGTTTAATGGAAGATAAGCCTAAAAAGAAAAAATCCACTAAACCAAAATTAGTAAAGGTATAAAATGAATACAACTTGTCCTGTTTGTGGCTGTGATAAAGATAAATGTTCTTGCGATGATTATTGCGATAACTGTGGGGCATAATGGCAACAACTCAATTCGCAGTAGCAAGTAGTCATCTACAAAAGATACAACCAGATATTCTTGGTTTTGGCATTACAGATTTTGATGATCAATTACAATTAGCAGAGAATGATGTTTTAAGGCAAATTCGTGCTGAATGGTGGGAACGATATAGACATCAAGTTAGATACAAGGATATTACAAAGGTTACTTCTGTTGAAATGACAGACAGTAAATTAACCGATAGTCAATGGGTCTATGCAGTTGTTTATAAATCATTGGCTTATTATATTTTTCCACAGCTTACTAAATGGAGAAATGATACTGAAAAGGATTCTTTCCAAGTTCAAATAGAATTTTATAAAGACAGATATAACGAGGAATTTCAACAAGTTTTAAGAGATGGTGTAGAATACGATGAAGATGGGGGTGGCACAGTAGCAGATAGTGAAAAAGAAGCTATGCACTCACTTCGCCTTGTTCGATAATGGTCGCAGATATTAAGATTAAAGCCAACACAATAAATGTTTCCAATTACATAAAGAAACTTCAACGCACAGTTCCTAGAGATATTAAAAAAGCATTAAACAAAGTTTCTGCTTATGCTTCCGATCAGATTCAAAAAAAGACACAAAAAGGACAAAAACCAGATGGTGGAACATTCGCAAGATATTCAGAACAATACAAACAATCAGATCAATTTAGAAAGAAAACAAATAAGTTTGTTGACTTAACTTTTCACGGACATATGTTCAATTCATTGACTTGGCGAGTGAGAGGAACAACAGGAACATTATTCTTCGGAAGAAAATCAGAACAGATCAAGGCATACATACACGATACAGGAGTTGGTAAAATGCCAACAAGACCATTCTTTGCTATTGGTAAAAATGATGAAAATAAGATAAGGAATATGTTTTTAAAAGAAATAAGATTATGAGTAAACGAGAAGATATAGCAAGTGATATAATTACAAAGCTGGATGCAGTTTCTAGTCCTATTGAATTTGTAAAGATCACTAGAGAGCCATTTGAGGTGGAAGAATTAGCTGATACGCAATTTCCTTGCTGTTATGTTCAATCAGGAGATGAAACAAGAGAATTAATTACTTTAGGAGATGTGGCAAAAGGAAAAAGACAGGGAACAATAGATTTTATCATTGTTGGATTTGTTAAGGGAACAACAGCTAATATTGATACAAAACGAAATCAACTCATAGAGGTTGTGGAAGAAACTTTAGACAATGATATTAGTAGGGCTGGTAATGCTCTGAATACACAAATCATTGAAGCGAATACAGATGAGGGAGTAATTTTTCCTTATGGTGGTGTGAGAATTGTGGTAAGGGTTGATTATCAATTTACAAGAGGAACATCATAATATAAAAAATTATATGGACTATGTTTAATAAAAACTATAAAAATAAATAGGAGTAAAACTTATGAGTGATGGAACAATTATTTTAAAACTTCCAAATTCTAGCGATACCATACAGGTAACAAAAGATATGGAAGAATATTATTTAAAAATGGGATATACAAAGACATCAAAAGTTGATACTCCTAAAGTAATAAAATTAACCCCCAAAAAAGATAAGGAGTAAAAATGGCTAATCACACAGGTGTTTCAGGCGTTGTTAAGGTTGGGTCTAATGTTGTAGCAGAATTGAGAAGTTTTACTATCGATACTACTGCAGAATTAATAGAGGACACCACATTAACCGATACTTCAAGAAGTTATCAATTTGGTAAAAAGGGAGCAACTGTTTCTGCAGAATGCTGGTGGGATGAAACTGATACGAATGGACAAATCGCTATTATCGAGGGTTCACAAGTAGCATTAAATCTTTATCCAGAAGGTGCTGATTCAGGCGATTACTATTTTTCAGGCACTTGGCTGATTGGTAGCAATTCTATTTCCATTCCAACTGATGGTATTATTGAAGCTAGTTTTAATGCAACTTTAACAGGCGCATTAACTAGAGGTACAGTTTAATATTGAATGGCAGAAAAAAAAGATTTCTTTGAGGGAGTTAAATCACATTTTGATTCTCTTGAAACTAAAATTATAGAAGTCGAGGAATGGGGTCTTACAGGTAAGAATGCCATTTATAGTAAGCCATTCAATATGCTTGAAAAAGCAAAATTATTTAAGGGTGCAAACGAAAGCGACCTCAATGTTCTCATTGATGTTATCATTGCAAAGTCATTAACCAAAGATGGCGAAAAGATGTTCGATCTTGAACATAAGATGAAATTCAAAATAAAAGCCGATACGGATGTCATAGCAAAAGTGGCTACTGCCATTATGAGTACATCGGACGATACAATTCCGACACTTAAAAAAAAATAAAAAATAACCCAGAAGTCCATTCTATATTTGCATTAGCTGAACGATTACATAAATCGGCTAGTGAAATATTGCAAATGTCTGTATATGAGTTTAATATGTGGTGCGCCTATTTTGACTTACAAAGGGAAGATCGAGAAAGGCAAGAACGCATTAACAAGATGAAAAAATAATGGCTACCAAAAAAGTAAATATTGACATCATTGCAAGGGATAAATCCAAAAGGGCGCTCAATACAGTTCGTGGCAATCTTGATGGTGTAAAAAAATCAGTATTTAATTTAAGAAATGCCTTTGTTGGCTTGGGTGCTGGATTAGTAATAAAAAATATAATTGGTGTTGGT